TTTAATTCGGTCGCGTGTTTTTTTGGAAGTTCCTTTCCCGCCTTTTCCCATTCATCCATCTTGAACGGATAATATTTTTTTCTACCATGGTATCCTTTGTGTTCCTTTATTTCCATCTCGTGTTCTCTTGTTTTATTATGAATCTTATTTGCATACTGTTCATATTCATCCTCAGTTACGACCATTATACTATAATGTATATCAATAAAATATATAATATGTAATTATTTTGACTTACATATTATTTTACGCGATACACTTGCCTATATCTTCACAGATGCAGTGTTATATACACCATCGAATCCCTTAAATGCCTCCGCTTCTGTCTCTGTCTCTGTCTCCTTCTCGTCGTCCTTAGAAACAGCCGTATCCGGTACCAGAACTTTCTGCACACCAAACAGTCCAAAAAACATCAACGCCAACATGAACGAAATTATAACAGGGAATAATAACAATACCCATGCGACATTTGTGTAGTTATATCTACACAGGTAGTAGAATATGGAAGATATTATAAATATCTGAAAAAGGTGCATGAACAAATTGCTTGAAAGACTCAGACCGCCGTTCTCCGCCTTGACAAAGTACTCGTTTGAGAAAAAGAACGACGTACCCACACCAAAAAACGCGACTCCGAGATAGATCATTAATTGAGGGCAACGCTGAAGGTTCTCAGTAAACTCTCCCATTTTAATACATAATACGAATATTTTATTATTATGTAATAACTATTGGGTTTCCATAAGTTAAATGTTAAAACATACTCACAAAATTAACCATCTTCCATATTACTCCTTGTTCAAGTTATCCAATATACCAGACAATGAGTCCTTAAACGTGTGTAGCGCATTGACCTGCTGAACAACCTCATACATCTTCCACCCCTTCACCTCTTTTACATTAGATATAAGCCCAAGCATGTTCTTATTTACCAAATCGTTCATCTCAAATATTATTTCCTCGTAAGTATCCTTAAAACTTTTCTTCTGGAGGTAAGCATCCAGCTCACTGTTCTCTTTCTTCAACTTATCAAGGACATTCTCTGCCATGTCAATACGCCTCACCCGATCTTCCTCTTTAATATTTGCAACAAATCCCTCGGACAAGTTGTTCTGATAAAAATGATAGCCGCTCGTGTAAAATAGCTCATATATAATATATACAAATATACCAACTAATACAAAAAAAGTTATATAGTAATACGTATCCACGTTGGATACATCCATCTTAAACTTTTCAAACATGGTAATATAATATCAAGACATTAAATATTAAATATTTGACACAAATTACAAATATTTAATTACATATACACTTCAGTGAAATATGCTCACACTACCAACCCATTTTTAACCAGGTCGGATTTAACCGAGACGAGTTCCACCACGGGTTCCACGGCTGTATTTAACTTGGGTCGCGCCATTGGGGGGGCACGTAGAATATCCATCAGAAGAAACATGGTGTCCCTGACCACACCCTGCGCGGGCACAGGCTGCGCCCTTGGGGATACGGGGATAATACATACTGAATGAAGCCATGCCTTTCTTGCGATCTCCGCCACAGCGGTCGGTGCTATTTACCAGCGAAGCGATATTTCTCACACGTTTTGTTCCACCTAAAAGAACCATTATATACTACTAAACAGAAAAAAATATAATATTCTATTTTTATATATGAATACTTGGTATAAAGATTTAAATAGAGCGCCTTGGACACCTCCGGATTATGTATTTGGAATAGTATGGTCAATTTTATATACTTTGATGATAATATCATTATTAATAATATTTTTGGATAAAAAATGTTATCCATATTGTCTCCCAATGACCTATTTTTTTATACAATTGGCAATGAATTTAATATGGACAACTGTATTTTTTAAATGGAAATTACTTGTGCCAGCATTAGTATTATTATTCTTAATATTATTATTCACCTATTATGCATATAAAAAATTTAAAACAATAAATAAAATCGCCGGTTATTTACTAATACCATATATATTGTGGTTATGTGTAGCAATCAGTTTAAATACCTATATAGTAGTGAATAATTAAAAATATTATAAAACGATTTAAACCAATCCTATATATTAATATATATATATATGGAACAGCTCAAGATTAACGACGACGACATTGAAAAGCACGATGGACAACTTATTTTTAATCCCTACAACAATTTAAATGTAGAGATTAAAGAATCAGATATTAAAAATATTTTAAACCGATATGGTCTCCCAAGCAAGATTAATAACATGGATCTGTACAGGAGGGCGTTCGTTCATCGTTCTTACACAAAACGACCCGAGTTGGAAAACATGAAAAACAATATCATCATTTTGGACCAACCCGCTGACTGTTTGCCGCTAAAAAGTAAATCAAACGAACGTCTGGAATTTCTGGGCGACGGCGTCCTTGAATGTATCACTAAATACTACCTCTATAGACGATTTCCTAAAGAAAATGAGGGGTTCATGACCGAGAAAAAGATTGCTCTTGTCAAGAACGAGTCTATCGGACGTATCGCATACGAGATGCGACTCCATAAGTGGATCGTCCTATCTAAAAACGCCGAAGATAAGGGGGTCCGGACAAACCACAAAAAGTTGGGATGTGTGTTCGAGTCATTTCTTGGCGCAGTTTTCCTCGACATGAACAAGGTAGAAGTTCTTGACGACGAATGCTTGTTTCAGAACATGTTTGTCACCGGTCCGGGGTTCCAGTTTGCTCAGAAATTTATCGAAAATGTTTTCGAGAAGCACGTCGATTGGATCAGTCTCATCCAGAATGACGACAACTACAAGAATATTCTTCAGGTAATTATCCAGAAGGAATTCAGCAAGCCTTACAACACGCCCCATTATATTGAGTTATCTCACGATATTGAAGTGGGTTACAACATGGGCGTATATATTTGTTTAGGAAAGGCAATCCATGAGGTGGATGTTCGCGACGCCATACCCTTCAACAAATTTAAGTCATTCGCCAAAATACATGAGTACTACGAAGAACATGGCGCATGTTTCGTATATCTCGTCGATGCCACTCATAAAATTAAAAAGAAGGCAGAGCAACAATCATGCGAGAGATTCATAAACCTCCTCAACAAAAATTAGAGGCGGTATATACACCAATAAGTCGATTTATTTTCAAAGTATATATTTTTAATATACTAAAACTATATATGGAAATACAAGAGGATCGACTTACCCAACTGAAAATGAAACCCAAACCAAAAAGCAAAGGAGATATGATCATTACGGTGAGAAAAAAACAGAACGAGGTGGATTATCAAGTCGAACCCGACGAGGATAATGAAGACAGTGGATCTGAGAAGGAGCGTGGATCGGAGAATAAACGCAACCTAAGGGTGGTTGATGTGTCAAATACAGAAGATTTTGACCGATATGATTTTATAAGAGGAATTGCCTCGAAAGATAGGGACGTCATTGTTGAAAATAAAAAGAAAGATGTCACTAAACAACCTGCTCCCAAAAAGGTTGCCGCTCCCAAAAAGGTTGCCGCTCCCAAAAAGGTTGCCGCCCCCAGAAAGGTTCCAAAGGTAGAGACTGAGGTGGTAGAGAGGGTTGCCGACGAAAATGAGGGATCTGATAAAACCATAAAAGAACGGTCCCCCGAGTTTCCCACTACAGACACCACAAATCCGGCAATCCAACTTCTTCTCACTGAAGAGATTAATGGCGTCACTATAGAAGACCGACTTCCGGCAGACGTAAAACCAGTCATCATAAAGCGAGACAGGTACATGCTCAATAACCGTAAGGCATTTGTATCCTTCATAAATGAAATATTCCAACCTTATCGTAAGGAAATGATGGACGAAGTCAGAGGAGACTCGTCCAAAGCCCCCACTAAAATCGACCTATTCACACACCAAAAAATAGTGCGCGACTACATAAACCTCTACACACCCTATCGCGGGCTATTGCTTTACCACGGTCTCGGGTCTGGAAAGACATGCACGTCCATCGGAATCGCCGAAGGGATCATCAAAACGTCTGCCGTAGCCATGGGTGAGGCAATCGGGTCCAATCGAAAAGTCATCATCATGACCCCGGCATCCCTCCGCACAAACTACTTCGAGGAACTCAAGAAATGTGGAAACCCAATCTACAGAAAAAACCAACACTGGGAATTCATCGACACCGTCAAACAACCGGAACATATCGATACCCTCTCCAAGGTCCTAAACATACCCGTTTCTGTTATCGAATCGCAAAAGGGAGCGTGGATGGTGGATATAAGCAAGGATTCCAACTACGACACCCTGGATGCCAAGGATCAAAAGAGTCTCGAGTCGCAACTCGACGAAATGATCGTTTCCAAATTTATATTCTACAACTATAACAACCCTCGGATAAAGGATCAAGTAAATACCGTCATGACCAACAACCATACCATAAACCCTTTTGATAATAAGGTCGTCATTATTGATGAAGCCCATAACTTTATAAGTCGTATTGTGAATAACATTGGTCCGGACTACAAGCGTATGAAAAAGGAAGATCGTCCCGTCGCCATCAACCTATACGATTACCTAATGAAGGCAGAAAACTGCCGCATCGTTCTGCTTACCGGAACGCCCATCATTAACTACCCTAACGAAATAGGCGTCATCTATAATATTCTGCGTGGATATATTGTCACCTACGCACTGACACTCGAGTCCCAGGGAGGAGGCAAGATCAATACCAAGAAACTGCGCGAGGCACTCGACACAGAGAAAAGCATAGACTATATGGAACTCCGCAACAACAAACTTTACATCACCCGAAACCCGTTCGGGTTTGTCAATACTCCGGGGATGGTAACCTATAAGGGTGTGAAACAAGCAACCAAAGAGGAAATGCCATCTGCCCCCCTCGGAAATGTGGCATTCATGAACCATCTCATAAAGAGCCTCGCAAAACACAACATCAAGGTCGTTGAGAAAAAGGTAGAGACCTCCAAAGCCCTGCCCGACAAGCTCGATGAATTCATCAGCGAGTTTGTAAATTCCAACGAAGGTGACATAAAGAACCAACACCTGCTCAAAAAGCGTATTCTGGGACTCACGAGCTTCCTGAATGACAAGGAAGAACTCATGCCCAAATACGATGAAGACGATCCCAATCACTTTAGACGCGTATTTGTTCCCATGAGTTCCCATATGTTCCCCATTTACCAACAGGTAAGAAAGGACGAGCGCGCACGCGAGGGCAAGGGACCCAAGGGAAAGTCTGCCAAACCGACTGACGCGTCCAAGCTTCTATTCGACAAAGCGGCATCCAGTTACCGCGTGGCGTCAAGAGCCATATGTAACTTTTCGTTCCCCGAAGAGATCCCGCGTCCCAGACTGGCTTCCTCCAAAAAGGGAGATGCTTCGGGCATAAGCGAGGACGATCTCGACGGTCTCGGGAAAGACGAGCGCGTAAAGAATATAGACGGACAGGTGGATGAACGCAAAGAGGAGACCGAAGAACCCGTAAAGGAAGACATCCGTAAAATATATATCAGAGAAATAAAGGAAACCATGAAGAAAATGGACGAAAATAAGGCGCTCTATTTGACCGAACCTAAGCTCAGCGAACTCAGTCCCAAGTTCGCCCACATGATGGGCAATCTCACAAACCCGGAAAACAAGGGACTCCACATGGTGTATAGCCAGTTTAGAACACTCGAGGGAATCGGTATCTTCTCCCTCGTTCTTGAAGCAAACGGGTACCGCCAGTTCAAACTAAAGAAAAACTCAAGCAATAACTTTATTCTTGATATTCCACGCGACCATGAACCTGGAAAACTTTACGCACTATATACCGGTACCGAAAGCACAGAGGAAAAGGAAACCATGCGAAAAATATACAACGGTGAGTGGAGCCAGCTTCCATCCGATCTCACAGAACAACTCAAGGATATTCACCCCAACAACTTATATGGAGAATTGATACGGGTCCTCATGATCACCCAATCAGGTGCGGAGGGTATAAATCTCAAAAATACGCGTTTCGTTCATATCATGGAGCCTTACTGGCATCCCGTTCGAACCAAGCAGGTTGTTGGTCGTGCGAGACGCATTCGAAGTCACGACGATCTACCACCCGCCATGAAAAATGTTACCGTCTTCATGTATCTCCTGACTTTCACCGAGGAACAGCACAAAACAATGCCAATTGATCTAAGAAACAATGACCGAAGCAAATTTGACAAGACCAGTACGCGTGCACTAACAACTGACCAATCCCTGTATGAAATATCCAACCGCAAAGAGAATATCAACCGCAAAATAACGCGCACAATCAAAGAGTCTGCCATGGACTGTGCACTATACGACCACAGTAGCGACCGGGACCCTATTGAATGCCATAGTTTCGGACTCAATTTGGACCCGAAAGAGTATGCGTTTATCCCCGACCTGAAAAACGAGGACAAAACGGAAAACATAGCCAAGGCGAACCAACCCGACGTGTCCCTTTATTTTATGAAAGTCAACCTCGATGGGATCGATTACGCCATGCGCGTCACCAAGAAAAAGGAACCCACTTTCTATATATACACATTCGACAGCTATCTCGAATACAAGAAGAACCCGAAAAAAGAAATGATAAATGTTGGAAAAATAGAAAGTATAAAGGGGAAAAAGGCAATAAACACCGATGCGAAGGATGATTTTAAAAAACTATAGTATAATTAATAATTTGGGACAAAAGTGTTCTAAAGTTTATTATGGTAACGATTCAAATATGACACTTTTGAAACTCCTTGGGCACTGTCTCAATATTTTAACGCAAAACTAAAATATTGAAAATTATGGTAAGGGGATTTTTAGAACATGTACGAAAATGGTCGAAAATGGGTCAAAAACGACTAAAAATGGTCCAAAAGTGAGCTTTCGTGGGGATGTCACTATTTTTTTGGTAACAGATTTTTCAAAACATTCGAAAGTGTTAGTGTTAATGGTGTTTCAATACAAAAATCTCTCATTTTTAAAATATCTGGGAAAAGTGGAATTATTTTGATACAAAAGTCGAGGAGCATATTCTCATTTGGACATTTATTTATTGTCCATTTCAGAAAACTCAGTGTACTTTTATACCCAAAATAATTCCACCTAGGCATCTGACCATAATGGTCTAAATCGTATTTTTTGAATATTTTTTTGTGACTGTAATTTTTTTACCAAAATTCGGGTTGTAAAAATGGGACAAATAGCGTTCGAAAATGGGTGGGATTTTTCGAACACAATTATTGAAAAAAAGTCCCACTTTTTGAAATGAAATAAAATATTACGGGGAATCATAAGATTATTTTATTTTGAAAAATATTTTGTGACCTGTTTTCAATTTAGAACACGATTCAGAATATGCCGAAAAAAAATTCCCGAACGACGATGACTCATGCGGAATTATACGTGTTTTTATCGGAAAAAAACTTTAGGTAACAGTGTTTTTTTTGGCAAAAAAATTCCCGAAAATTCCAGAAAATTCCCGAAAAAGGGTCAAAAACGCCGTTTTTGCGATTTTTGGATTTTGTCAAAAATGGGACTTTTTTGGGAAAAAAAGGACTTTTTTGGGACTTTTTTGGGACTTTTTTGGGACTTTTATGGGACTTTTCGAACACTTTTATGGGACTTTTCGAACACTTTAGAACATTTTTATCCCAAATTATTTAAAGGACTTTTCTGTTCTAATATATAGAATGAAAAAATCCCCAAAAGTCCCAATTGAATATATATGTAAAGCGTGTGACTATGTTACCAAGATAAAGAAAGATTATAATAAACATTTGGTTACACGGAAACACCAATTTAGAACAGGATCGAACGAATTTGTCCCCACCGACGAGTTTGGGTGTCCGATCTGTCAAAAGGGATATAAGTCACGGAGTTCTCTTTGGTACCATAAAAAGAAGTGTACGGGGGTTATCAATGACCCGATGGGGTCATCCAAAACGATTAATGTGGGAGAACCACCTGTCGGATTTATCGAATTGAACACAAAGTACCAGACAGAGCCGGACAACAACGACGATAAGAATACGATACTTCATCAAATGATCGAGGAAAATAAGGAACTTCGCAGTATGCTCCATGAACAACAAAAGCAAATCGGGGAAATTATACCAAAGATCGGTAACACAACCAATAAGTTTAATTTGAACGTATTTCTCAACGAACAGTGTAAGGATGCGGTTCCGCTTCACGATTTTATATGTAGCCTTCAGCTTTGTCCAGAGGACCTGGAGGACACCGGAAAGTTGGGGTATGTCGATGGTATCGCGAATATAATAAATCGGGGGTTGCTGGGGATGGACCTGACTAAGCGCCCAATACACTGTAGTGACGCAAAACGCGAGATTCTGTATGTAAAGGAAAAGGATACTTGGGAGAAGGAAAATCTGGATAAAACGCGCATGAGAAAGGCGATCGAATACATTAGTCGTGCAAATATAAAGCAAATACCTACGTGGGTGGAGGCAAATCCGGATAGCCAGGAGGAGGGAAACCGCAAAAATGCCGAGTTTATGGCAATCGTGGACAATGTAATTGATACGCAGGACGAGGATGAACACTCGAAGAATGTGAATAGAATTATCAAGAACGTCGCCAAAAACGTCGTACTTGGTAAGATAACCGGTGATTAAATTTTATGGTTGGTATTTATTATTGTATGTTTTGATGAAGACCGGTTGAACCAATAAGACCATAATACTGAATTATAGCATCATTTCCAGGTGGTCCATTTGCTCCATTGTCATTATCGCCGTCAGGACCTACTGCTATTGTTCGGTTCTCATTTCTTGAACAATATTTAAAACCGTTACCCTGGTTATTTATATTTACTCCTGGAGTTACACCGCCATCTACACCGGACCATCCATTTTGTATAAATCTTATATTTTCACCGTTAGCCCCATTTTCACCTGTGTCCGATTTTTTTCCCTTTTCCCCTCCAATCCCTCCCCCGCTTCCTTCTACAGATATAGAATCAGATGTTTGACTATTACTATATTGTACATTTAATGTTGTTTTTCCCCCCTTTGTCCCTGGATTTCCATCTTTTCCGGTATAGTTACTCACTTTCCCGCCCCCGGAACCACCATTACCGCCTTCACCCAATTCCTTATCAATACCACTTATTCTCGCATATTCCGCAGGAGAACCTGTCGGATAATAAAGAAAACCTTTCGGAGTTGTCCCACCATCTCCCCCATCTCCTCCTTGTTTCCGCCCATATACCTGATAAGACGATCGTCTCCCACCTCCCGCACCTCCCGCACCTCCGGTGGATCCAACTATTCTTCCCCATAGTGCCCCATTAACATGAAGTTGTTTACCGGGAATTATGTTATTTGCTTTTGAACGGGTCATCATTTGTGCTCTTCCTATATCATAACTATCATAATCGACGTTATTTCCGATTTCTATATTATCGGTTGAGGTACAGAATCCTGTTTTATTATTATTTTTTATAGATATAATAGCGTCATCGATAGATTCTTGAGAGCCTGATCCTGCTGCTAAATATTGGTTAGTGGCTTCGGTCCCCATTGTTTCATGTATCGCATCAGATATATCTTCTCCCTTTATTACAATATCTGTGTATGAATTGTTCGCGGAATCATAACTCTTAATTTTGGAGTATGTTTTTGTACCAGTATTTTGAGTACTTTCTGTGTCATACATTTTTGTTATATCAACCACCACTGCGTTATTTCCTCCTTGAGCTTGGTATATGGAACTCGCGTTTCCTCCATTTATTGTATTTTTAAATCCATCCATGTCTATAATTGTATAAAATCTTGAATTACTCATATATTATTCAATTATAAAAGAAATATTGCTATATCTAATTGTTACTTTATTTCGAGATGTGTCATTATTTTACTTTGGTTTTCGAGTATTGTCATCAATAATTGACGCATATCAGTTCCCCCTATAATGTCTTCTCCCTGGTGCGGTATAAATGGGTGAGCGTCAGAGCCACGTGGTTCCTGTTTAAGTTTATTAAATATATTCGGTACATCCGGGGGCAGGGACGGGGATGGCATGGATTGCCGCACCACTTCATTTTTATCGGACGGCAGTCCAATCCATGCCTCGGCGTCCTTCAGGTTACTTTTATTTTCGGTAGTGGTGGTTGCAATATCGTATTTTCTCTCGGCGAGCTTCTTATTTAATACATCGTCCACGTTTGCGAGCGGCGCGTCTGATGTGAGCGAAAAGTTAATCTCATCTGGTTTATTTGTTTTGAGAAACGAGTCCATCTCGCGTTTCTTCGAATCAAACTCGTTTGTTAGTTTTTGTGCGCGGGTCGTCTGTATATCCTTTGCCAAAATAGGTTGCGTCGAGCTAAACTCACTTGTTAAATTAGAAACAAATTGTTTATTTAACTGTAATAGGTTGTCCGTTTGTTTTAACGTCGTACATGTCTTCGTGATACACGATTCGAACTTGGTTCGTGTCGCATCAAAGTCCCGTGCTACCCCTTTCTTGAACTCAGGTGATTCGTTGGTCATGAGTTCCCATAACATACCCTTGTTTTCCATACTTTTGAACGGCGTGCTCATTTATAGAATAAATAATTAATCTTTAAACCCTTAAAGATTTAAAACGCGTTTTTTTAAAAAAAAATAAAATGTTTAAATCTTTTTATTATTATATGAATTAGTAAAATACCATCTGAGATGGATCGCAAAAAAACCCAACAGTGAATTAATTGTTATATTTTATACATCGTCATCAAAACCCCAATTAGCGAATTTACGAATGTTTCGTGGATGAAACCTATTTTGCATTAATTCTTCCACAAATCCACCTTCTTTATACATGTTAGTCTTCATTGCTTTATAGTCAATAGTAAATATATTTGGATTTTCAAACAAGTAATTCCCATCCACCAACCAACACATCTCCATACATTCTAGGTTTTGTTCAATTATATGAATAGCATTTGGATTGATAGACAACTCTCCCCACTCCACTTTATCCAAGTTTTTTTCAAGAATATGAATCGCATTTGGATTGCTGGACAATCCAAACCAATCCACGTTATCCAAGTTTTTTTCCAATAGATGAATCGCATTTGGATTCCTGGACAACGATCTATAATTCACTTTATCCAAGTTTTTTTCCAGAATATGAATCGCATTTGGATTGTAAGACAAAGCTTCCCAATCCACTTTATCCAAGTTTTTTTCCAGAATATGAATCGCATTTGAATTGTAAGACAACGCTTCCCAATCCACTTTATCCAAGTTTTTTTCCAGAATATGAATCGCATTTGGATTGTAAGACAACGATCTATAATTCACTTTATCCATGTTTTTTTCCAATAGCGGAATCGCATTTGGATTGCGATACAAACTTCCCCAATCCACTTTATCCATGTGTTTCTCCAATAGAGGAACCGCATTTGGATTGCGAGACATTTGACTCCAATACACTTTATTCAAATTTTGTTCCAATAGATGAATCGCGTTGGGGTTTTCAGATAATAAATACCAACTCACTTTATCCAAATTTTGTTCCAATAGATGAATCGCATTTGGATTCCCAGACAAATCCGCCCAATTAATTTCATCAATTGGTATCCAATCAAGCAATTTTCTGGGGATTGTGTTATTAATTACTGTTAGCATTTTGTTATACTTATAAATATATATATATATGCGCAACGAAATGGATCAATTTTGCACAATAATGGGTTATAATGGGGGGTATAAATATATTGAAAAATGTAATATATTAGATCACCCAACGACTAAATATATTAGAACAACACATCAACTACTGGATAGACCCACGAAACATAACAAACAAAACAATTGAAACGGTTCAATTGTTTTATGACGAATAAAACTGTGTTTTAAATATGCGAAGGTATAAAAGATATTTTACACCGATTATAGATCCTTGTTGAAAAATACCTTTCTAAATTTTTCCATTTCCTGATCTTTAATCCGGTTGTGTGATTTAAAGTGTTTCCATTTTTTTTTACCTGTGAGCATCATTATAATAAAGTATAAACTATACATACCACACTCAGTATTTCTCAATTGGTGTTCCGCGACGGGGTATATTTGATCGAACTTTGTCTTTATTTTAAGCCGTTCGCACTGAGACTCGATTCCTTTTCGGAGATTATTTATTTGTGATGGTACCTTGTCGCCGACGCTGTCGAAATAGTATATTTCGCCTCGCTCCACGTTAAAGTACATAGATACCCAGTGAGATCCGTCCATATAGTGTGGGTCGAGGTTGAATATAATCCCAACGACGGTTTTATTGTCTTTAATGAGTTGAGATACATCAATGTTGCAAAGGTCGTTCCAAACACATTGGTCGAACGCCATCTTTTTGTCGAAATCGATTGGCGACGGTCCGATGAATCTAAACTGTGGGTATGCGCGTTCATACTGGTTCATTACTTTTATGATGTCCGTGCTGCTTAACCATGTGTTGGGATTATTTGACCAAGATATTGGTGATTTTGGTGCAAAAGTATGACGCAGAAGATTTTTTTTCCTTTTGTCCGGTATATTTGCGTTTTTCACCCAACACGACTCCTTGCTGCATTTTCCTTCGTATTGGTCCTTTAAAAAATTCCATATTTCCTTGGGGTTGTTTGATTTTAGAATTGGTTTGTTTCTACTGTTCCAATCGCGCTTAAGTTCGAACAATTGTCCATTTGTGTAACAAGAAAAAGCATTGGTAGATGATTTTGGTGCGCATTTTAAATTTCTGTTTTTTTTTGTTATTCGTCTGCGTTTATTTTTATTTTTATTTTTATTTTTATTCACATTTATATTTTTCCTGTTTCGGCGGGTCAATGTTGAAGACATGATCTTATTGATATATAATAATATTTATTTTTTTGGTGATATTTTAAGTGAAGTTGATGTGTGTTATAATTAAATGTTAATATTTGTATATTTCTAGCCTTCTAGAAAGAGGGTGTATATAGATGAATGGATGATTTTCATTTTGATTCGATTGCGAATATCAAAATGAGATGAGATGGACCGTGGGGATGTCACGAGGCTAGAATGCTAGAACACAAATGATATATTAATTAAACAAAGATAGAAAAGCCCAGTGTTCTACTGACCACCTTCGTTCCTCTGGAGACGCGTGCTATTGTTAAATAGAAGGTTTCCAGTATCGAAAATATTGGGGTCAAAGTTTTCGAATTTGAATTCTCTGAATAGAAGACCCTCCTCCTCCTCCATACCGTTCTTATGTGGTTTCCCGGTCGGAATATTTTTGTTAATGTATAAATCACTTTCGGTGGGTGGTACGTAGTATGCTTGATCGCCCTTTTGAAGCGCAAAAAATTGGTTTCTTAATTGTGATTCATGGTCGACATTCGTGACATATCCATTCCAGTTTGGCTTTCTGTCGCCCGGAAAGAATGTGGTTGTTGTCTGGTATTGATTATTACCTGTGATAGGGGTAGTGAGATTATTCTCGTTATTATCAAGAATGTGCATTTTGGTATATCTGGTCGCCATAGGTTTAGGGGTGAATACAGGATCTATTGTATGTGATGGTATGTTCCTGGAAAATATTCTATTATTTAATTCTTGATCTCTGCTATCGGTGGGGCATAATTTTGACATATACATTACTTATATATAAAAATATTGGTTTGACTAAATATAATTTATGATTATATGTATAATGAAGTGGTATGAAAACATTTTTTTCTTTGGTTTGGTTTCGACATACTTGTTGATTACTGCTATAATTTTGGGGTTTGGTAAAGACCGAAGCAGTTATTATCTGTCTACTCTCAATTACTTTATGAAAATTTACGTGTGCGTTCTTATATTGCTGAGATTTAATCCATTTGTATCCACGCGTTTTTCAGAATTCGATCGGAGACTTGTTTTTACATCAGCTCTATTCCTTTTATCCACGATCACCATTGAGGAAATAATGGTCTATTACGAACAGGCAAACTTGATTATATTAAACCAGTAATGTGGTAAAAAATATTGTAAATGATATAATATCGGTTATATTATATGGAAAAACAGTTGATTGTTATAATATTAGCCGGGGGACAGGGGCATAGAATGTGTACGCATAAAAGAACCCATGCCGTATTACAGGAGGTGGGTGAGTTGCCAATGGTTGTGCGAGTTATAAATGAGGCTGCCAAATTAATTCCTCGAAAACTAATTGTTGTTGTCAATGAGAACGAGTTGGCAGTGAGGGAAGCGGTCCGGGACTATGCTATAATCAATGAAGATGAGATAGAATTTATTAACCAAGGACCTTCTCTTGGAACGGGGTACGCGATAGAGGCATGTAGATCAAAATTGAAGAAATACAATAATGCCCAGACGCTTATCTTATTCGGAAATATACCGTTGGTTACACATAAAATTATGAACGATATTGTAAAAAGGGAAGGATCTATTAAGGTACCATATATAAGGACGGAAGATCCAAAGGATCGACACCGGATTAAGATATATAATGGAAAGTTTCGTCGAATTATAGTTCGCGAGGAGTGTTCTGTGAAAGAGTTATCGATTGATACCGTATGTATTGGTATTTTCTGCATAGACAATATGTTACTTTGCTCCAATATTAGATTTGTCCAACCCATGTGTTCCGGNAAATACTATATNGAAGATGTAGTCAATATAATCAATAAGCGAGATAATATTGAAGTAGAAACACTTAAAATACAACTCCTCCACCACATAAAGGTGAAGAGTGTCGTGAATCGGGAAGATCTGAGTGACATAAATAATTATGTGAGCGCGCTTACTCTTATTTAGAATTAATTTATATTATTTTTTTCACCAAAATTCCGGACAAGTCGCAATAACTCGGTGCTGACCTGGTGGTCGGCGGTTAACGAAGAACGTGTTTTGGGGATATATGAATAGTGTGATGTATCCTTAAAATATTTTAGAACAAAGTGTGTAAAATCAGTGTCTCTTTTCAAGCCCCTGATTTTAGAAGACAGCCTTGATTCCAAGAATCTTTCGATAAATATCTGTGGGGTAAGAGAATATATGTATGGGGTCACCTTTATATAATAAACGTTCGGGTTATTTTTCATGTACGGGTGATTTCGGTCGTCTATGAAACATACCTTGGTCGTTTTGGGAAGTTTGCAGCAATTTACTACGAGATCATTATACGTTTTTGAATGTGTTGTTCTACATTCCTCGCATGATCGTTCATTTCTCCCTGAAATCTTGTACGCGCAGATAATTTTGTCAAAAATCTTTCCCAACCCAAGCTTATATTCAAAGTAATCTTTGATCATGTATGTCCAGTGTTCGCCGCCTTGGTTATTTGTATATATCATTACATAGTCAATGTTATTTTTTTTCTTCATCGACATGATCGACCGTAGGATAGTGTTTATTTTGGGACGCACGATTTCCTTTTCGAATAACTCGATTACTTTAAATGACTGGACACGCGTGAGTTCGGTTCCGGTGAATTGTTCAATTGCATCATAAAAAACCCCGAACTCACTAAAATACCCCAGGGTTTCGTCTAAATCAAACGCAATTATTTTTTTTATTTTATCGGGTTTTCCTTTCATGGTCATCGGCATAAATATACTAAATATAAAAATATAATCTTTGGGTAACCTAGTATAGAGTATGGTGCGCGCAACATATAGTGACCATGTCAGAATTCTAAATTTCTACGATGTGAATGTTCCGAAGTCCAAACGACTTGCGAAGGATGCGGCTGAAAAGTTAATTGGACAAAAGTTATGTAACTGTATAAACGCGGTGGGTAAAAATCGTCGAACTTCTAAGCGCCGAAAAACACGTTCAAAGACTCGGAAGTATAATAAAGGAGCGGCTATTGCCATCTGTCGAAACTCTGTTCTGCGTCGCAAAGGTGTAATTAACCACAGATTTACGTGTAAAAAGAAGAAGGCGCTCGTCGCTTCCAAAGAGGGAGCGATGTTAATGAAAATTAAAAAGAATGACATCCGGAAAGGGGATGCGCGTAAGAATGATCGAACGAGGAAAAAAATGAATGGTGGAACCAACGCTATGAATACCAGACAACAAATTATAGATAAAAACCGTAACAATAACAATGTAACACTAATTACAGATGTCAAGGAGAAGGAACGTATATGGAATGAGCATGGTTATCCTTCATTTATGGCAAATAAGGCGTTTGACGACGAACTAAGTTATGGAAAAAAAGTGTCAAAATATCTCGGCGATATGAAGTATCTTATATATAAAATAGAGGTTGGCACTCAGGTAAAGTATGACATTTATGACATTGAATCATGTAGTAACTCTAATGGGGACTGCGAACCATTCACCGTTGGTGATATATCTACTAGTGATAATCCGTGGGCACGTCGTGAGAAAACTACATCCCCCACAAGTGTTTCTGACGACCATCCCCAAAACCCCCAAACTGGACGAAAACGTAAATATCTGGAAAATTGGTAGAAGTATTGCTTTAATAATAGATCTCCGAAAAATACATAAATAATAATCTTGACATTAAATAAGAATGTCGTTGTCGGAAATAAGAAAAACGACGAAAAAAAATAAGAGTGGTGGTAAGACATCCATTAAAAAATCTTCGTTGACAGTAAAGGCAAAGCATATGAACGCCGGGAGTAAAGGAGATAAATCTGAATCTACCGCGTCCGCCACAACCAAACTGGTCTCCAAACCCAAGAAACCTTCCGCAACGGTTCTCAAAAACATCCACAAGCTCAGAACCGACGGTGCCGGGATCCTCGATAATCTAACCCAGAAGGCGATACAGAAAATTCTTGAATCATCACGCGTTTCTTACTACAACGATGATCCGATAATCACCGACAATGAATATGATATACTAAAGGAATACATGGAGACAAAATACCCGGAGAACGCAGAGGCAATAGCGATAGGTGCAGACGTGCGTGCGGACAAAGTCAATCTTCCCTACTTCATGGGGTCCATGGATAAAATTAAGCCGGACACGAACGCCATTGACCGATGGAAGAAAAAATACGCGGGTCCTTACGTTATTTCAAGCAAGCTGGATGGGGTGAGTGGTCTTCTTTCCACCGAGGGAGGCGTTCCAAAACTATATACACGCGGAAACGGAAAGGTGGGTCAAGACATAACGAAGTTTCTAATCGGACTCAATATGCCGAAACCAGAGACACTCCCCCACGATGTCGTTGTTCGGGGCGAATTCATAATCAGACAAGATATATTCAAAGTGTATTATGGTGCGGATTTTTCTAACGCAAGGAACTTTGTTTCGGGGGTTATTAATTCAAAGTCATCAACCAAAAAGAAACTGGGGCACGTAGACTTTGTTGCGTATGAACTCATTAAGCCCGAACTGCCACCGAGTAAGCAGTTCGAATATTTGGAGAAGTTGGGGTTTATTGCGTCAAAGAATGAGATTCGTACGGATGTCACAAACGCGACGCTTTCTGAAATGTTGGTTGAATGGAGAAGTAGTTACGAGTACGAGATGGACGGGATTATTTGCTGCGACGATAACATTTATCCCAGAAACGACGGAAATCCTGAGTATGCGTTTGCGTTTAAGATGGTATTGGGTGAGCAAATAGCCGAGGCAAAGGTTCTCGCTGTGGAATGGTCACCGAGCAAGGACGGACTTCTCAAGCCGCGCATCAGGATAGAGCCAGTGGTTCTCGGGGGTGCGCGCATAGAATATGCTACGGCGTTCAACGCAGACTTTGTCGTTAAGAACAAGTTGGGTGTGGGAGCAAAGATAAAGATGATCCGTAGTGGTGACGTGATACCTTATATTATGGATGTCCTTGAGCCGGCGGAGCACGTGATGATGCCCAACGAGGATTATGAGTGGTATGGGGACACGCATGTGGATATTGTTTTGAAGGATAAGGGATCGAATAAGGCTGTCTTGATAAAGAACCTGGTATTCTTTTTCAAGACGCTGGAAATCGACGGACTGGGTCCCGGGAACGTCGAGCGTATCGAGAAGTCTGGGTTTGACACGATACCCAAGATACTCGCGATGAAACCAGACGATCTTAAATTGGTTGATGGGTTCAAGGAGAAGATGGCACAAAAGGTCCATACCAATATACGTGCGGCGATTGACGAAGCAAAGTTGGTGGATATAATGGCTGCGTCAAATCTTTTTGGTCACGGAATGGGGAAAAGGAAGATGGTGGCTATATTGGACGATTATCCGGACGCGCTTACGAGTGATGAAACCGACGATCAGAAAATAGATAAAATAATGAAAATAAAGAGTATGGCGCAAAAGTCGGCAAGGTTATTTGTGTGTAACATAAAGGAATTTTTGGCTTTCCTTGATGAAATAGGACTGTCTGGAAAGCTTGTGGTGCCCCCATCGAACAAATCTCCAATTGACGTCGATCATCCATTGTATAAAAAAAGTGTTGTAATGACGGGGTTTAGAGACGCGGAACTTTCAAAAAAACTGGATAAGGTGGGTGCAAAGATCGGATCTTCGGTATCGAAAAACACGTTTGTATTGGTTGTAAAAACGGAAGGCGAGAAAACAGGAAAGGTTGACCAGGCAGAGAGCCTTGGTGTGGTGGTTATGAGTGTAGATAAATTCAAACAGTTATACTTTTGAATGTCGCAATGAAACTAATATTATTGACTAATTGTATCAATAATATCAATATATGAATAATGAATTTCGCGTATCATGGTTGTAAGCGAGGTTATCCGCAATAGTTCATCTAGTTCAGATACTTTATTGCTGCTAAAATGACTCGTTCTTGGTCACTCAGTCGCTTAAATATCATTGCCTCGTCCATTTTTACTCGAAAGAACCGGTTGCGTCCGTTCTTGCACGTTATTACGGTGCCTGAGCTACATACATCAATGTTTGTTATTAGCCCACCGTTTGTCAGTTTTAGATTGTCCGGATTTTTCAAGGAAATCCATCGGATATATGACCCGTATTTGACATCAGGCAATTCATCGACATACATATATCCCTCTAACTTTTCGCGCAACGTTTCGCTTTCTTCTTCAGACAATTGAAGATTAATAATCGCGTTTATTTTAATGTCTTCTATTTTTTCAGGGGTCATATTTTCGAGATTGGAATGGTCCTCGTTTTCGAGGGCATTCATTAGGTCGTCTATTCTAAAATCTTCATTTTCGTGAAAATTGTTGATGTCGATTATTGCATTATCGCCGAATCGCTCGTCAAACATAACTATACTTTACTTATAATAAATTAAGTTATGTTTTCAATTTTAGTTCGTTCAAAATGAGGCACTGACGTACCAGGAAAATACTTTCATCTAATTATATTCCCATATACTTCCGGTCGGTGTAAGACAATATCTCCCATTACATGTATTTCGTAATACATGTGATATTTTTCATATTTATATTGGTTTTCTCATATCGTGTAAAATTGAAAAAAAAACATTTCATTTCTCCGCAATAAAAAAATATGAGTGTCCCCTATTACATTAATCTTGTAACAAACAATGCCTCTGGCGCACGGATTTATTTGGCGAAGTACAATCACCTTGATATAGCGTGCGTATATTGTAAACAATACTACCGCTACTTCTCCCACCATTCCCTAACTATTGTTTCGGAAAACACGCTTCTTTGTAATGAATGTAATGTGGATGCAATGATACCAGTGACCCCCAATTCGTATTTATATAAGCTTGACTCAGACGAACGAACCCTCGCGATTGAGAAGTGGCATAATCAGTGGTTCTCAGATACCACGTGTTGTGATTCGGACCAGGAATACAAAGATTTTGAATATGACGACCAGTACGACAACGAGGAGACAAAGGAACCCCCTGGTATGGATCACTAATTATATGTGTGTGTGTGTGTGTTATTATTTATACGCGCGACCACAACATATCACATGATAAACAACATAAACCTTATCTATTATCTAATATATAGTATAACAAAATGGATGATTCGTCTGGTCCCCTACATGATAAAATACGCGCGGCGGTAAGTCGGTCCTCATATACAGTGCATGCGTTTGCGCAACAAATGAACATAAAACTAACGACACTTGAGTCTTATATGGATGGTCGCGCTGTTCCGGAGAAGAAGACGATCAAGCGCATGAACCGATTTCTAAATCCAATAAAGATAGATATTCCGTAATATTATATGATACATCGAAAATGTCTATTTCGTTGGCGATGTTTTACATGAACGATTACATCTCTTTTTTGTGCTCGTGCTCGTTCTCGCCCGTTTTCTCAATTTCTTGCGTTTCCCAGTTTTCACACCCCTTCTTCCTCCTCTTATTCTTCTCCTGGTGATTTGTTTTTTTCTGGTAATTCGTGTATTGCGTTTCTTCGTGCGAAAGCTTCCTCCTGTTCCTCCTCTTCCTACTGTCGGATCATAATACACATATTGAGAATTCGACTTCACATATTTTTTGTCCAGTAAATACTTATCAGCCTCTTCAACTGTTTTAAAACTTATTGGAAAAAAACCACTCGGATCAAGACTAATTGGTTCTATCATACTAAGGGTACGTTCTGGTGTATTGGTACCATCGTTATTAATTTGACCAATGTTTACAGCCTCATCAGCCTCATCGCCGATATATTCAGAAACGTTATGTTCGGGTTGAAAAAATGTAAGACCGTTATTTGCATCATTCGCGTAATATCTATATATTGCTATTCTATTATGTCCATTTCGGTGGATGTAAAACTGGTTATTTATTTTTTCAATAGAATCTTCGGGAAAATCTATGTTTCCGTCGTTCATAATAAATATATATATATATATGTGGATATTAATGGAAAGTTGTATAATAAAAAATATAATTAATTTGACATCATATATCTGAAACAACTATCCGGTATTTGAATTATTGCTTGGACATGGACATCATGGACTTGATAAAGTTATCAACTTTATGTACATTCGATTTAATACTTTCATTCGTTTCAGTGCTTATATTGAGTACAGGAAGGTCTGTATTGTCAAGCCATAAGTGATGGTATTCGTGTAATTTTTCTAAATAATCCCGAGGTATCTGTTGTTCGCCGTTTCTTGCTCGATTTTCAATACGCTTAATCGAGGTATCGACCGATGTTGTAATGTGGATAGCAGCATCAACAGGGACATCTACCGCATAACCATCCGCCCATTTCATATAAAGATCCCATTCGAGTTTATTGATGTTTCCGAGATCGCGATTAATTTTGGCAAATACGTTTAAGTCGGTTAATACAGAGCGTTCGGTTACAATCACCTTTTTCGTTGTCGTCTTTATTTTTTTTTTCACTTCGAGTATGCGCGTTAAGATGGCACAATTTTGGAACGTATATCCCCATCGTTTCGGGTCTTCGTAAAACTTCACCAACAAGCTTTTTCCGTCTTCGCTTACGAGGCTCTCCCAAACATCAACGGGTTCGAGAACGATGTCAATGTATGGAAGTTCCTTTTCGAGCTCCTTGAGAAATGTCGATTTACCTGCGCCAATGTTTCCATCGAGGGTAATGATCAATATGTCAGAGTTCATGTTCATGTTGTGATTAATAATGTGATGAATGTTTAATTAATTTTAAATTCAATTTTAATACAAAATAATAATTATATTTATTATTTAGTAATTGACGATACACAATCTCGGTGATAATATATATCCGAAATAAATATTTTGACTGATAATTTTCTCTCTGGTTCCAAATAGTGGGTTGCGTGTATATATGATTAAAATATGTCACCGTCTTCCAGTGTTGAAAATGGTATTCCAAAATTGAACCTACTGTAGTCAATCTACTACTTCAAAAAAAATACACAGTGATGACATCCTATTCGCATATCAAGTCAATCAATGCCAAATTATTACAGTTTGGTTGGACGCATTACACTTACATTAACCAATTCTTCGGGGATTTGGAGGTGAGGGAAATCATTGAGCAGTGTTTTCATAAAAAAGATGTCAGGTTTGACCACTATGATGATGATGCTTTTGGATACCACCATTACGTGATTAATATTCAACATGGTGACGTTATCTGCAGCATTGGAGAAGGAGTTCAAAATACAGATATTAATATAAATGATAACTTGTGTTCAACCTATTCGTTGTTGGCATACTTCGGGGTTCCGTTTTCCAAGAGCTCTCACACCAACCAGCTCCAGATGATCGCGATATGTCATCGAATTTTGGGGGACAAACATTTCCGGGCGTCAGTGGATGCGCGTATATTAACCGATCCCCAGGAAAGGAAAAGGTGGGAAAACTACCGCCCAAGAAATAATACGAATCGTGTGTTTTATGTTAAAATGGATTCCGACACGTTCTGGAAAAAAATAGACAATGTATTGGACGAGTGGTCTGAGTTCGGGCATCTCTATTTTATAGGCGATGGTAAATACTGTGGTGATGATTAACCACGCAATATTGTCGTGTTCGGTAGAGGGTATTCTATAGATTATATTGTTTTTTGTGTCGGCGCTTTACTTTACGCACGACCTTACGTGTCTTTGTTGATTTTTTTCCACGTTTGTATGTTTTACCTCCTCTACTTTTTCTACCTTTTATACGACCATGGGAGGTTAGATACGTTTTTTTAGATGGTTTATTTTTTTTAGATGGTCGAATATTTTTTCCATTTGACCTTTCTTTATTTATAGGCTCTTTTACGAGTCGGTTTAGTTCTCCATATGACCTTTCTTTATTTATAGGCTCTTTTACGAGTCGGTTTAGTTCTCCATCTGACATTCCTAGCCCATCTATCCGGTCGCCAATCTCTTTGGCATTATTGCGAGATGGTGCCATAGATGGACCCGGTGGGATAAGAGGTGGGATGGATGGATCATGACCAAATGCTTCCGTATATGGATGTGGATCGGGTGGTGGTGGTGACATAGGTGGTTTTTTGCTTGATGACCGCCTCTCAGGTGTTGATGGTAAACTATTTAATTTATCATACTGTATGCCGTAAGAATCATCCATATATATATATATCGGTTAGATTTATTTACTGGTATATGGGTATTTTGTATTATTAACATTTAAAACTTCAAAATTGATTTTTCAAATGTTTGAATTATTGTTAATAAAAATGTTATCCGGTACAGAACACGATACCCTTAATTCTACTGAATTAGAGAAGATGTCTGTCGAAGAGAAGCTCTTGGAAAAGGAGCGGAAGAAGAAAGAGAAGCTCTTGGAAAAGGAGCGGAAGAAGAAAGAGAAGCTCTTGGAAAAGGAGCGGAAGAAGGAAGAGAAGCTTGTTCTCAAGGAATCCGCAAAGGCTGAGAAGCTCGTTCTCAAGGAATCCGAAAAGGCTGAGAAGCTCGTTCTCAAGGAATCCGAAAAGGCTGAGAAGCTCTTGGAGAAGAAGCGGAAGAAGGAAGAAGAGCGTATCTGCGTGAAAGCCACTAAAGACGCGTTGCGTGTCTCTTTACCCATACAAATAAAAAAGGAGGACATTTCCCATTTCATTGAGGCGTCGGATCGGGGAGGAAACCATGACGCAAACGATAAGCGCGAGGCTATCATCGTAATGATGCTGAATGAGCGCGTCCCACAAGAATTTATAGAGTATGATCCCAGGTGGGGTCTTTACTCTACGCGTGTCCGCGACTGTGTTGATGAGCGTATCAAGAGTGAGGGGGTTGCCCTTATAAACCATGTCGAATTTACGAGAGCCGGTGGCCGCGGAAAACACCATGATATTGAGCTTATCGGTGATGGCAAGGTTCTACTCAAGATTGAGTTCAAAAACGGTGCGAATGAGGTGTTGGATACCCCCCAGTTCGTGAGCCCGATGAACCCGAGTCAGTACATGACCATATCATTTGAAATCTTCTGGTACCACAATTTCTTGCCTAAAATAGTTGAGGGCACGGGTCTTACAGTTCCTGAAAAGGACATTTATATGAAACAGATTCACAGTAATCAACCAACTGACGAATGTATGCGTGCAATTCAAATAATGTATTATAAAGGTTGCCCGCGCAGCTCTCAATACAGCGGATTGCCGGAACATGAGGCGTTATACAAAAAATGTAATGATTTATCGAAGTATGCCATCACTAAATTTCTCGAACGAGACGATGTCGCGTTGCTCCACGATGCTCTGTCAGCGTACTTTGTCAATACGCAGGAGAAGGTATATCTCCTATATAAGGATGGTGAATTTAGGTCTCAACGCATCAATCCGAATGAATTTGTTATCGACACGTATGTGAAAGACCCTGCTAAATTCAGATTTATCGTTAGGACTAAAACGGGAAAAAAACTATACATTCTTCTCCGATGGAAGAATGGGAACGGAGTTGCTTTTCCGGCGTTCCAGATCAGTCTGAAGTGAGTGATACATGGTAAAATATAATTATGGTTTTCGGAAGTTGTTGAATGAATCCACTAATTTCACACTAAGTATTGAGATCACTTATCAACCTCTGTGTGTGAATTCATTATATTATTCAATGCTGTTTCTACAAATCCTTCCATCGATAAGTGTTTATCCCATACCCATCTACACATTCTCTGTTTTTCTTTGATAAAATCTTCACCATTGTTGTACCATTCGCGCACTATTTTTTCAAGTTCTTCATTTGTGTCTGCAAATACAACAACATTTTTCCAATCAATTAATTCAGTAAATGGAAGAATCACATCCGTATTTATTAATACGGGAATGCGTCCATATGCCATTGCTTCATAGAAACGTAAAGACCAGTTACCTCCTCCACGAGGTGCAATCGAAAAAATATTATTTTTCATATTTTCAATAAAATCAACCTTTCTGAACGTTTCTTGTTCTTGTTGTGAAAACCCGCGTATAAATTTTGAACGTCGAATATAGTCACACTTTATTCCAGACTCTCTAAAGTGTTCCAGGCATGCCAACCTATCCTTTTGACAGGTTTTAGTACCGGCACCACAAAATCCTACACTAAGATCGTTATATAATGGATCGAATGGTTTATTTGTTATATTATAAAAGGTTTCCTTGAAAAATATTGGCGAACACCATCCAAATCCATCCTCTCCTTTATCCGACGTACTTTTATATCCGGATGTTCGGTAGATAAACATTCCAGGTGGTGTGTCAATCCCTTTTGTTTCATCGGTTACCCAAATACAGAATCTTTTCTTACCCTTATACTTATTTTTGAACCCGTTGATGTTGTTCTTATCAATAGGATATTTGTTATAAAAAACTACATTAGCGTCTTCCAAATTACTTACCAAATATGGTTTTAGATGATGACAAATAATAACAACCGGATTTATGGTAGTGTGATTTAGTTCAATAAATCGTTCACTTAAAAATACTCTTGGTTCATTCAACATATTACATTATACAAGTATATATACTCATACGATTAAACGAATTGAGTAAATGTGTGGTATTTATTTACATGTCTTTAGACGTGTTGTCAAATGTTCCGAAAATAGTATAAATATATTTTATTAAAAATTATATTAGATGAAAGTAACAAATACCGATTTACTCAATAATAGATATACCTATTCTATTGAAATTCTTGAACAGAATATTGTGGAAAATCATCTTGACGAAAAAATACTATTAGCAACCCAAACCCTTACACCGGAATTTTGTGTTAAATATATATTGGATTTAGATATTGAAGGAGGTGGAGAAGAATCTTATATTTTTGATATATGCTATATTTTATCATTTCAAAAACATATAACTGAAAAGGAACTAAAAGATTTAATTGATTTTTGAAAATAACTTATACACAACGTAACAGAATAAGGAAGGATAAAATATGGATGAAACACTTAACATGAGTATCGCGCAATTTCCAAAATCAGAAGTAAAACAAGGATACATCTATTGTTTTTCCAGTCGATCTATGCCGGGAATATATAAAATAGGAATGACAACCCGGACACCGGATGAACGCCTGAAGGACGCAAACGCGGCGAATACATGGAAACCCCCCACACCATATAACATTGAAATGTTCGTAAAGGTATCAGAACCTTTTGTCAAAGAACAAGCATTACATAAACTTTTACAATATCAGGGGAAACGAATACATCCTCGGCGTGAGTTTTTTTCGATTTCTATCCGCGAAGTTCGGATGTTCTTTTTATTGCTTGACGGTGATATAGAATTATCAAATATTCCATATATTCACGACTACGAATATGAACACACCGAAGACCCGGCAGAAAATAATGAGGATATTGAAGACATATTGATAAATAATAACCACGACATACCATATGCTACCTTAAACAATCCATTCGACCAATACGCTTATAGCGAAGAAACGTAATTCAATCCACCAACATTCATTCCATGTGCCGTAGTGGATTAAGTTATTCGAAAACTAAACTACACAACATCTTTTGTTGAATAATTTTTTTATTGACTAATATTTTTTCACCTGTTGTTGAAAAGTGATAGCATTTATCGTATATATTAAATAATATATCAATTATATTTACAATTTCTATTTTCCTTAAAAAACAACGATGCAGTGAAATATAAAAAGGTGGTTTATAGTTATTTAAAAAATTTACTAATGCGGGGACCAGTATTTTTTCGCCTCCTTCAATGTCTATTTTTATTAAACTGATGTTATTGGGGTTGATATTTTGACTTTCTATTAATTTTTCGATTGTAATAGTCTCGATTTCTACTATCTCATTATGTGTATGACATTGGGTATGTCTTCCATGATATGATAAATAATTTTCTTTATCTGAAATTAACAAAGTAGATTCTGAATTTCCAAGACTTCCGTTACCTCCAAATTGAGTTACACCGTTTTCTGAAGATAACCCCTTTTCTATAAGAACTATATTGGTGAAATTATTAACACCCATATTTTTTTTAAATTCGACGATTGCTACAGGGTCAGGTTCGATCGCAATTACTTTTTTATACATATTTGCACAATAAAGAACCGTCGGTCCAATCCACGCACCAATGTCTATATACACTCCATCATTGTTTTTATAATGGTCAAAAATATGGAATGTTTCTGGTTCCCACTTATCTATATTCTGTAAAAACCACTTGGTCGTAGGCAATGTATCGTTTTCTAAAATAATAAATGATTCATTATTCTTTACAATTTTCATTTACAATATATAATTATAATATTACATCATTTGTAATTTAAAACGCAAATTTCACCGATTAAAAAATAGAAAATGATGTAAAATCAATAATAAATATGATTCCGAATGATTTAAATAAATATTGGAAATATGTTTGCTAATTCGGACGTGTTTATTGCGTTGTTATTAAAATATGTAACTATGAATTTTTTTGTTCTGGGATCATCGAATGAAGATACTATTTTTTCATACGACCCGTCGTCTGGTCCATGAATACACATAAGATGATTTTCTACTAAGTATGGTGTATCGCCGTTGTATAGACAATACTCGAATTTGTATTCGCCAACACCATAACCTCGATTTACCAATAGAACCTTCCCAGTGCCGCCTGGTTTATTAATATAATTCTTTTTTTCTGTATTTTTGTATGTTACAATCCCGACCTTCCCGCATTTAATGTCCGAGCTATATACGAGCCGGGTTTTCGATGCGTCTGACGTAAGAGATGGCTTATGTTGATTCCATACCGTTTTCCCAACGGATACACTGAACCCCATTTTACCGAGGGTGGTCGAGTTCGTCTTTATCTTTGTCAGTTCGCATATTCCGACGGGTGTCCCGAATATAGTGTAGTTGCTCATATGTATAACAAACGGCGACGTTTTCACAGACGGGATGTTTTGGACGATTATAACAATCGTGTCCTGTTGCGTATCAATGTATTTTCCCGAGGGTTGGAATATGTCTTGAACAACAAAGTTTGTGAATATATATTTTCGTGTTTTATCGTAGTAGATACAGTTGAGGAAGTTCTTTGGAAGAACAAAGCATAGCGTACCCTTGGGTTTCAAAAGACCGAGACATTTGATGATAAATAATATGAATATGTTGGGGCGCCCATCAAAATGGGTGAGGTAGCTTCGATCAACGTCATCCTTTTTCATCACAAAGTATGGTGGATTTCCGATAATAAGGTCGTATTTGATTTGTGGAACATAATCAATAAAGTCGTCGTGGATAACATCTGGATATGTTCCCTTTATTTTGTCGTATATCTCGTCGTTGTATTCAACCGCCGTAATATTTGCCAATGGCATTTTCCTCTGTACCGAATCGATAAATTGTCCGGATCCGCACGAAGGTTCGAGAACATCTATGGGGCTGGGAGAATATTTTTTTACCCGTTCGACACATTCGTCAGTAGCTTCGGACGGAGTGAAGAATATACCATAGTCTTTTTTTTCCTTCTTGGATAGATGATTTGTAATTTCTTTTGTAAGGACACTGTGTGTATCGGTGACAGAGTATGACATGTTTGATTAATAATTATGAATATATGATTTTAAATCAATTTTATTAAGTGTCTCACGCCGTTAAAATGTAAATATAATGTATAATGAAATCAAAGAAACACCGAACCCAGAATAATAAAACGTTACGTAAAAAAAAGACAGGGATGAATGATAAGGGTGTTCGTGGGTTATCTGGTAAAAAAAAAGGAAATAAGATTAGATTTGCCGATCATCCCGAGTTTGTTCCGAATCTTACCCCACGCGAGATGTTTAAAATGGGAAGTTTTGGTGGGACATATTGGAGACCAATTTATTCAAGTGTCACGAAGAAGCGGTATAGGAACGTGCATCGAAATTATCCATCTTCTTGGTGGTCCGGAATACCGGATGACTATTTAGTAAGTGAAAATTATGATGTTAAGAAGAACAAATATGGGGTGAAGGTGGGTACGACACTCGAGTTTTGGGAGTCAAAGAAATGGATCACGCCGTATAATCCATATGGTTGGGTTCATTGGTATTGCGATTTTTTTAGCGGGAAACGATCTCCCGACGACGCGCGACAAATTGGGCGATGGCAGGCGCTTGCCGGAAAGCGTGGGAGATTTATGAGATTTCTTGTTACGCTGATTATTAAAAAGGATGCTAACTATAACGATGAAACAGTGAGTCCTAAAATAAGACAGGTGCTTCAGCATTGGGGGTACGAACTGACAAAGAGTGATTATGAAAATGAGCTGGCTCGACGTAATATTACCTAATAAATATTCAAATAACCATACAGTATAGCGTAATAACACGAAATTAATAACACATGTGTTATAAAGTATGGATATTGACGAAGAACTGACTGTAGGTCCCGACCAGGATAGATTATATTACGTCTATTTACTGGAGTGTAGCGATGGATGTACTTACGTGGGTGCGACTGTTAATCTTGACCACCGGTTGCGTCAGCACAATTGTGAGATTAAAGGCGGAGCTGTTGCGACAAGTCGGCGTGTGAAAAAAGGGTATCACTGGAAACGAATATGTCACGTTACTGGGTTTCCCACATGGTCCGCAGCCCTCCAATTCGAGTGGGCGTGGAAGTTTCAGTCCCGTAAGCTTCCCTCTAAAATGAATCCCAGAGACAGAAGAAAAAAGGCACTGGATAATTTGTTAGCTCTTGATCGCCCTACAAGCAAGGCGATTATGTATAGTGAATGGACGTCGCCCATGACGGTATTATGGGAAGGATAAATTTTAATAGTGTTAAATATCAAGCAAATCTATAAGTGGTTGTTCTTCTCGTATATTATTAGATTTTGAAACTAACTGGTGTGTGAGATAATTAATGGTCATCAAATTGTTCTGATTTTTTATGTCGAAATCCGCGATAATTCTCTTTTGATCTTCAATTAGATCTTTTTGTTTTATATACAATATATAGTGGTTCATTTTGTCTCGATTAAGTTGTATAAGCCATTTCTTATGACCTTTTGATTTAATGTGAGTAGCAAATTTTGATGAAGAATCATAGACCTTTTTTGTTTGGAATGAACATGGGCATTTAATACCATTTATAATCGTGGGTTTTCTATCAATATAGTTCCCATCATTATCAATAGTGGGTTCATATAGGTCAGGGGTCAGTGTAACATTCATTGATTGGTTATTGGTTATTGATTTACCTACAAATAATTTGTAAATCAATTTTATACTATATTAGGTGGTGCTTAGAACATGGATCCGAACCCTCCACCGAGTGCCTCGTTTGCTGCCATTAGTTCAGTTTCCTGTGGAATATGAACCGTGTTGGGCGTGGCAGCGTTAATCATTGGGTTTGATTCGCCTCCATGCATGGCGTTGTAATTCACCTCATTTGACTCGTTCTTTTTGGTAAGTCGCTCAGGTCGCGGCATGGATGGGGCATTTACAGGTTTGTCTCTGTTATCCTCTTGGTGTTCTTCCTTTTCTCCGTTAATCGCAACCAATAAACGATCGTATATGATGTTTGCCTTCTCACCAAGCTTTGTGTGAAGACTCATTACGATAACCAAGAATGGAAGAATAATGGATGTAAGAACAAACGACTCGTACGGCTTTTCGCTGTAGGTCGGCACGTATGTTACTAAACGATGGATGAAGAATATTCCGACAAAAAGAACGATTATCTGAGCGACCACCTCGAGTAATATTTCTAAACTTCCCTTGGTGTCGTCTGTTTCGGGAATAACACGGCGGACCAATTTGTTCAAAAGAACAACCGGTATGACGCTAAGTCCCGCGTACTGGGTGATGTTTAAAAGCTCCCCCTTTGTATCATCGTCGAACTTAAATACGTGACCCATAAATGTTTTTTTATGATTATTGCTTGTTCCGGCATTTTCTAATTGATCCATATATGTTTTAAGTTGAGAAATTATTTTATTTGTTGGATTACCTAAATGGAAATAAACTCGACTAATAATAAAATTGATATAATAGCAGATTGTTAATTAATGTAAAAAATGGTTATCATTTGTAAAGATAAATATGACACGGGAACAGTGGTGCCCACAGAAGTTGCCAGTAAAATGGAACAACACTTTTCGGAATTTCCGTTTGAGTTGAGCGATTTTCAGAAGTATGCTCTGACTGGAATTGTTGAAGGAGATCATGTTCTTGTAACCGCACACACCGGTTCGGGGAAGACACTTCCTGCGGAGTTTTCGATTAAACACTTCTGTTCCCTTGGAAAGAAGGTGATCTATACAAGCCCAATAAAGGCCCTTTCAAACCAAAAGTTCTATGAATTTACCAAACAATTCCCAGACTTGTCCGTTGGTATCTTAACAGGTGACATAAAATTTAATCCCGAAGCAGATGTACTTATAATGACAACTGAAATTCTTCAAAATAATCTTTACCAGAGAAGCCAACACATAGAACTGGAAAATCTTCATTTTAACCTCGACATTGAATCCGAATTGGGATGCGTTGTGTATGACGAAGTTCATTATATAAACGATGCCGATCGGGGGCGGGTTTGGGAAGAGAGCATGATGATGCTCCCGGCACACGTTCAGATGGTGATGCTTTCGGCGACGATTGACAAGTCGCATATATTTGCAAAGTGGTGTGAAGATCGTCACCCCGAATGTCCGAAACAGGTGTGGTTGGCTCCGACTGACCATCGCGTTGTTCCTCTCACCCACTATAACTATGTCGTCACACCTGATGGATTTTATAAACATGAGCGCGATAAGGAGATCCAGAAGATGGTTCGTGGATACTGCGGTGACTTTCATGTAATACGTGACAGCGCCGGGAGATTTATAGACGAAACCTCTCATAAAACCCACAAGATTTTGAAATTAATTGAAAAGCATAAAATACGCATACCAAATGAATTTGTAATTGAAAGTGTCCTTCGCTTTCTCAACCAGCGGGACATGTTGCCGGCAATATTCTTTGTGTTCTCGCGAAAGAACGTAGAACGGTTCGCTAAAAATGTATCTATTTCACTCTTTCCTCCCGATTCCAAAATCCCGAGTATTATGGAACATGAATGTACGACGATCCTGCGAAAACTTCCAAATTACAATGAATATATTAACTTACCAGAGTTTAAGTTTATATTGGGATGTCTTGAAAAGGGGATCGGCGTTCATCATAGCGGAATTATACCCGTTTTTAGAGAAATGATTGAACTTCTCTTTTCAAAGGGGTATATCCGTGCGCTCTTTGCGACGGAGACGTTTGCGGTAGGAATAAACATGCCGACCAAAACAGTCGTATTTACGTCTCTGAGTAAATTTACCGACAAGGGAAACCGCTGGATCATGAGCCATGAATATACCCAAATGGCGGGCCGTGCCGGAAGACGGGGGTTAGATACGGAGGGACATGTTATCCATTTGAACAATATGATGTGGGGATCGAGTTACCCGGAGACTGATGTTTATAGGGGGATACTTAATGGTGTTCCCCAAACCCTCACCTCCAAGTTCTCGGTTAATTTCGATATAATCCTCAATATGATTGAGATGGGGGTTAATTACGGAGATCTGGAGACATATTCGCGTAAAAGTATGCTTTCGGGGGAGATGGAGAGAATGATGACTGGTATTTCAGGGCAAATAGAAACGATTGAAAATAACATTGCTAATACCGGAATAAGCGATACGGACTACCGCAAGTTGGGCGAGTATAGAGACCTGGAAGAAAGTATGAACACCATGAACGGAAACAAAAGAAAAAAACTATACAAGTCCCTGACAAATATTTCGTCGTCAGTAATGGACTTCGATAAAAAGAAATCTCAGTACAATTCTCTTTCGGTCATAAATAGCGAACTCGCTAAACTAAAAGAAACACGACAAAGCACACAAACATACTTTGGGTTGTCGATTCGTATCAAGTGCACGTATTTATCTAGATATGGGTACATCGAACCCGAAGGTGATGGGTATAAAGCGACACTCAAGGGTACGGTTTCAATGTTAGTTCGCGAAGCACCCAGTCTTACAACCGGCGATTTATTCGAAGATCCTGCGTTCTTGTCACTCACCTCAAGGGAAATTGTTGGGCTCCTCAGTTGCTTCACAAACATACGCGTATGTGACGATATGCGGGCAAAGGTTCCTCCCGAACCGGCGTATGGAATAACGTATGAATTATCGGTATCCTTAAAAAACATGCGGGGGTTTATGGTGGACCATTATATAAACCAAACAAAAATGGGGATATACGATGTGAGCGATGATCCGGATAAAGATGTTCATTTTGATATTATAACACAGTCAATGGAATGGTATGATTGTGAAAATGAGCAACAGTGTCGTATATTATTTGAAAAAATTAAGGGAGAAATTGGCGTATTTCCTGGGGAATTTGTAAAGGCTATATTGAAAATAAACAATATTTGCCTGGAACTTCAGAACGTATGTGAAGCGGTTGCAAACGTTGAATTTAAACATAGACTATCGACAATACCCGAGAAAATATTAAAGTTCATCGCCACGAACCAGTCACTTTACATATAGCCAGCAGACCTGAATATACTTTATTATATGCGTAAAATAAATTAAATACTCAGCATATAATATACTATGACCAAGCTTGTCGAGTATTTGGCAACTGCCAAGATGTGTAATTATAGCCGACCCAATAAGCCGCTTGAGCAGTGGAGCGATACTGAATTCTTCGACGATTCTTTTTATATTACATTAAATACACCGACCCAATTACAGGCATTAATGATTATGTGTAATCAAAATTCGTTTTCAATGATATATTTTAAGAGAACGGCCAAGGACTACATTGCACGATTCAGTTCATGATAATGAACACGACCAATGATAGGTACCATAATAATAGATACGCACCCATATGGATTCGTGTCTATTTACGAGAAATATCGTAGTTTTTAATAAACCATGCTACACTTTTTTTAATACCATCTTCCATCGACGTGAAGTTGAAATCGCCTATTCGTGACATCAGCTTTGCGTTATTTGCTGTTTTCCGATGCTGCCCGTCGTTGCCGGTATGTGTTATATGGAGACCATTTTTGTTCCCGAACGATTTTGCAATAAGTGACGCAACATCACGTATTTCCACATCACTTTCCGGATTTGGTGATAAAATAATCGGAGATGAATCATTGTAGTTTTCTAATGCCCATATCATAAGTCGCGCAAGGTCATCTGAGTAAATGAATTGGCGCAGAGCACTCCCGGAACCAATTAGTTTGAGTGGCTTACCGTCCCTTGTAGCGATGTAACACTTATGGATGAGCGATGGGATAACATGTCCATCATCCAAACTATAGTTGTCGTGAGGACCGTAAATGTTTGTCGGAACAACAGTGATAAAGTTCCGTCCATATTGCTCTCTGTACGCGCGGCTTTGAACATCCACCAGACGTTTGGCATAAGCATACGCGTCGTTTGAATTGTGTGGCGCACCGTCGTGAAGCATTGTCTCATCTATCGGGTACGTCGTCTTGTCTGGAAATATACACGTTGATAAACACGATACACATTTTTCGACATTAAACGCATGACACATCGAAAGAACATTGAGGTTGATCGCAACGTTGTCTTCAAGCATTTCTACCTTTTCACGCATATTTCTAAAAAGTCCGCCAACCCTTGCCGCCAAATGTATAACATATTTAGGTTTAATAGTAGAAAAAAGTTTCTCTGTTTGTATCTTACATGTCAAATCACACATCGACGACGATACGTAGTGAAAATGGTAGTTAGAGTACTGGGGATCCAGCGAAATATTTTCAATAGCCTTCCCAACAAGTCCCGACCCACCTGTAACAAGGACGTGTTTTATATCCATAAATTATATATAATCATGATTAATTATATTTAAATTGTTGTTTGTTATACAATCATATTAACACGTATCTTTCGGCGCATATTTTCCTCGTCGTTGAAGATAAATACGCGAAACATACCGGATGAGTAGTTTTCTGCGCAAGTGCGATGAGTCATTCGTGAAGTGAGCTTTAGTTCTGGGATATATACCATATATTGATACAACCCGTCTGTGCGATCCACGCGATCAAATAGCACACCGGAAAACGTATAATCCACTATTTTGGGATCATTCACGCATTCCCTTAACAACTCACAGTCGCATTGGACCTTTCGGATCGCGCGCATACTCGTATTTATCATATCCATTTTTTCGACAGTAGTCCATTTATTATAGAACTTCTCTGCTTGTTCACTCACCTTTATCATATTGTTGTTTTTTTGGAACGCAATCGTGTTTAGGAGATCAACCAGTCGTCGGATGGGTGATGTAATGTGGATATATGATCCCAACTCGAGTAATTCGTGGGCAGAAGACACCTTATGGACGTAAAGACCGCTATAGTTGTTCCAGTTATGAAGAAACGAATACACATCGTCGGGGAGAACATTTGGTATCTGGACATTGTTCTTGATAATCGTTGCTCTATATATACCGTTCTCTTTTTGGGAACTCATATTTAGCGCACACTCATAGTTCATCAACATCATGAGGTACGCAACAACATCTTTGGGACCCTTTATATTGGGCGCTCCTTTTTGTATCACATGGTCAGACTTTGAAAGTCTCTTCGTAATCTCAAAAACCTTGTTATAACAGTCATTCTTATGGAGTAACTTGTCGTCGTAATGGTAGTTATTGCTCACGTTAATCAGTGTATTGGTGAATGATATATCGAGTATTTTATCCCATGTGCAACTAATGTCCATCGCCGTGGCAAATCGCCATTCATGCTTCTGAAGACTACACAGAGAATCACTGAGAATCGTGGGAAGCATTGGTCGTTTTCGGTCTGGTAGGTATATCGTCGAAACGCGATCCGAGAATGATTCCCATAGACCTAGCTCTTCAAGCCAAACGGATACATTGGATACGTAAACGCTTAGGACAAAGTAGTCATTACATACACGGACCCCAAATGCGTCATCGAAATCAGTCGCTCCATTGGGGTCAATCGTGATTATATTTTGGTGATTGATACGTGACTCTATTTTTGGGTTTTTGTTCATTATATTCTCAATCACGTCGTTTATGTTTTTATTTATCCTCAGCGCCTCCTGTGCGCTTTTATTAAAGACCTTGATGGACGCATTCAGACTTTTACAGTAAAGGATGTATTCGTAGTAATTTGCAGTTTCATTCACAGCCCCCAAATTTTGAATGAGCTTCCCGACTGGGTGCTTTTTGTCCCAGCTCAAAAATGAAAACGTGACATACAGGTTGTGCGGAAGCTTTGAAAATACACTTTGCTTATACTCGTATGGAATGAGAAACGCCGGAATGCGCTTATCGTCGGGAACGCACTTATAATACGTCTTTGAGTTTGTTGGGTGCTTTCCATAACTCTTGTTCCCAACCATAACCAATATTCCAGGGATATGTGGGACACTCCGTATGATCGAATGAACAATAGCAAGACACTTGGTTTCCTGGTCGTAATCAAACACATCTCCATTGAAGAGCGAATCTTTATTTGGAGTTATTTCATCGGTTAGATCAACCGGATCGAGCGTATCGTCGTCGTGTATTTTCCATGACGTCCCGTCTCTGTTTTCGACCACAATCTTGAGCCTCATATTTTGTGGTAAAAAAATATGTAATACAATGTCAATTTTATAAGTATAACTTGATTGTCAATAGAACGCATTAGTAATAGGTAAGCCATGTCTAATTCGAGACATTAATTGTTATAGTAATCAAGCAACCGCAATACGTGATGATGAAGAGAGACTGGAACGTGTGACGTATCCCATCCATCGTAGATGATCATATCCATTGGGGCATGACACACATATATCGTCGGTCCTTCTACATATACGGCACTGTCGTCGTCGAATCCACCACTTTTATTGTTGATACATAGCTCGACTGGAAGAGACGTTGTGGTTTCTTTAAAATTTCCGTCGGATATGTTTTTGAGGTAAGGAATGTTTGCGATAAAGTCACTCGATGCGGAAATACGGATACCCGACTCCGGAAAGATGATCATGTACGAGCCAGACGAGTAGAGGTAATTCTCTGAACCCGCCGTGCTGAACCCATGAATAACATCGGTCTCCATATTCGTTGCCGTCGGGCACGGGTTGCTGAGACAGTCTCGGTGAAATGATGAACCAAACAGAGTATGGTTAAAGCTGAAGCACTTATTGAGAAGAGTCTCATAGTTTTTTTCGTTTCCTCCTGCCAGCTGAATGATATTCGCTAACTGAATATTATCTAAGTTCTTTTTAAACTGTAGATTTGCTGATTCATCGTCATATCCTTCTTCCACAAGCTTGTCTGCGGTAAGAAGTCGCTCGTCTGTGTCAGAGAAGAATATATCCCGAACAGTTTTCCCGGAATCCGTATTGATTACGGTAAATACCTCCTCGCGCGTAAATTCAGTTTTTTGTAAAGACAACATTAGATTGATTTTAAATTGGTCGATATTTAAAATCAATAAGTCAATTTTGCACTAGATAGCCGTAGAAATTGCAAGATCGAGTTTATTGTTTGAGACATGATTAAATATGTCGGCTGTTTGAGCCCGACGTAGAGGCTCAAGACTATTATAGCTATTTTCATTGTATATGTAAATACCCTTCCCCATGGAACGGGTTTCGTACCCCAAAATGATGTGCGCCTTTCTACAGTTAATCGCCGCACGCAGTGTATTGAAGCGAACTCTGTTATACATGTATGTGTTTGTGCGCTTACAATAGAGCACTCCGTGCTGACTTACCTCGATTAGGTCGTTGTTCTTGGACGGTGATGGCGGTGGTGATGCGTTATATAGTTCAGACATAACTGAAACCTCGGCAATTTTGTCATTATCCTTCGCACAGTCTACGCAGAAGTTATTTGACGATGATCCCATATTTATGGTACATGTTAGACACATTGCGTGACCACAGTTTAAGATAGAAAATGCGGTTTCGATAAAATCGCATTCGCAACCGGGGCAGGATAGGTTGGTCGATAATGTATCTGACAATTCACTACATGTCTTTCGGTTGTGTCCGGTTTTTCCACATTGCGAACATGGCATTTAGATACATACTGATTATATATTTTCCTTAATTTTCGGTATTTCTAGGCTTCTCTCCCAATACTTCAAAATATTTCCCACAGAAAAATGATCTGAGTACCGAGTCCGATGATCGATTGGAATCCCAACGATCCATTATCGCCATTAACGCTAGACGTGCAGAAAATGCCATTTTATCCATTTTAATCATTTTATCCATTTTAATCAATAGTCACCTTCGCCGAATCTACTGGACCGATGGGTTCCGCATTAAAAGAGACCTTCCGTTTATCCCCCTTCGCCCCCTTCACTTTTTTTTCCTTTTTATCACCGCGAGTAGCGCTTTTGGAATGGTCCAACTCGGGAACAGGGTCAATGGTTGGTGCTGAAACATTTTCATCTTGACCAACAACCTGGTCATTTTTTGCCCCGTCGCACGGTCCAAAATCAATGGGTGTTTTGCTATCGTAGCTCATTTTCACATTATTCACCTGAAGCCCGTGTAGAGCATGGTGGTGTATTGTGCTCACAATATTTAGAGCGGTATAGTACTGGAACACATGAATCTTTGCGTGGTTTTCAAGCGTTGCACTATACAACCAGTGTGGAGGAACGTAAAAAGTATCCCCCGGAACCAAATCCACTGTTATCATGGAGCTGGACCCCTTTTGTATTTTAGAGGAAGATCTGAACTCAAGGAGTTCGTAGTCAGAAATAACATCCTTCGCATCAACGTGGTCCGGTGGAACCAGGGAAATTGACACGTTTGCGTCGAACACATAGAGGTACGTTCGGTGGGCAATCTCGTACCTGAACGGCGTAGTTGAACTGTTCTCGCCAACGATGAAATCGCTCTTTGAAAAAACTGTCATGGGTGGAGCGAAGAAATCGTCTCGGTGCTGCTTGGACTGTCCGATCGCATCCGATGCCTCACTCCAATTCCCACTGCTATAGTACCGAGGGTCCCCATCCTTTCGGTCCTTTGCGCTAAAGAGCCGTTCAGCCTTCTGCTTGCTTACGTTGAGGGGAGGAATATCCACATCGGTGTTGTTGATCGTATTTCGAATACTAAATGTATTTATACCCGCCAACGCATTATGTGCAAACAGATGAATGGGATTCGTGTCGTTTTTTGCAACAAACGGTTGTTTGGAGCCACATAGCTCCTCGAGCTTGTCGCTTGGAATGTTGATTACGGTAAATACATCACTGTCGCTGCTGGTCGAGAGATGATGATATACGTGTATATAAATGAATAGCACCGCTATAAATATGATAGAGGACAGTAGCCAGTCCATAATATTGTATTCTGGAAACACAATTTTTGCGAATTTTAAACGCCGTGTATATTATTATGCCCGAGCAATATTTAGCTGTGTTTGAGTCCCGCAATGGGTATAATGTGAGCGTTCGATTAGGACGAATATACACATTTAGTTGCAGGGGGGTTGCCGCTTACATGTGTGTCGTCAATCCCGATCTTATTGACGTATCTTACTGGTTGCGGCACTTTGTTCGTCACTTCGTCACTCGCATTCGCCTTAATATTGCTGCTCGTAAAATAACACCACATGACATATACGAAATATCGATTGGTAAAGTATCAATACGGAAAGCGATTATGCGTCACCTACCAACAAAACATCCAGGTCCCATTATGTGAAAATACGGGTATATTCTATTTACTACAACAATCGAATTAAAGTATTCATTATGTGTATGAACCAAGAAGTTGAAGAAAATAACATAAATAATACGATTGTTGTAATTATCGACGGATATGTATATGATCTCACAACGTTCGCCGATACTCACCCGGGTGGTAGAAAAATACTTGAGCGTTACAACGGTCTTGACGCAACAGAATTATTCTATAGCAACGAAATACATAACAGCGAATGGGTAAAAGAAATTCTCGAATTATATTGTTTAGGGACAGTCACCTCCATGCCTTGTCGATGATCGGCGGGAATTAGATATTTAAATAATTACATAATATATATATTTAGTATGAATGGACCGCACACCACGCCACCCGGAACGCCACCCAACAAGTCACTCGCCAGTCGTACCTTGACCGCTTCCAAAGCCAATCACGGTCGCGCACTTCATCAATCCACTCGTCAGTCCCAAACACAATCAGACGGCAAGAACGGCACAGGGACAATAGAACGTTTGTTCCAATCACAACCAGCACCACAACTTGGACCATATGACGATGAAAATGAAGATATTAAAATTGACACATATACAATATTTGAAAAATATGTGTCTCACAAATCAGTCAGAGACGTATTCACGGTAGATAAGATTAAACCAACTCTTGAAGTATTTGATGCCTTACTCAGTATGTCCAATTTACTTGTTTCATCGTTCTCTCCCGAAGTTTCTCAAATTATAAATAAATTATTGTTTTGTATGGATTTTACAATTAAACTTGGTGAAGCTGGTGGATATGGTTATGGTAGTGACGATGGTTATGATGGTGATGATAGTAGTGAAGAGATGGACGGAGGTTCAGGACATGCCGGTAAAAATTTTCATACATCCAATTCAAACCAAGAGACTGTGAATGACTATCTTCTAAAAACAGGTCTTGCAAAGCAGATAGCGGAAATACCACATGATTTTAACGAAGACAAAATAAAAGGTATAGCAAAGGAAACACTTGGATATATTCATCGTGAAATGACTCCAAATCTACCTATCGGACCATCCGACGACGAGACGATTAAGTTATTGAAAAACATTATCAATCCGAGTATGAACATTGAAAAAATGTATAGATATGAATGGGAATATTTCAAAACAATACATGACTATGTAACACAGAAGTATAGTGAGAAAGGAGATATAGCAGATAAGTATAGATACTTTAAATCATTCACAATAAATGATAATACAAGTACAGATCCGGTAATGAAAGCGGTTATGAACACTATGGGTCAATTAAAATTTGCTGGGTATATTAAAGCTTTTAAGAAAGGTAACGATGGCGACGATTATAAACAAAAATTTTATTGTGATGAGGTGTGTCGTCCAATTCAATCCAGTGAAGACCCAATATTAGATTCGAATAAGTTGTCATTTAACTTTGTTGATTCGTCTTCTTCCCAGATGAGATACCTCGCACCATTATTGGAAGATAATAGTAACCCATTACACGATGATGATATTAATGGTGATGGTCAGCCTATTTCTATTTATACCCCCTCCAAATTTTACAATAGTGACAGCGGGTTCCCATATATTAATAGATTTGTCTATAATGTCGCCACTGTTCTTGACCCAGCATCACAACCTTCCTTTAAAAAACAAACCGGTGTCGATCTCGATGTGTTCCAACATAACGCTTTTTCATCTGCTTGTCAATATAATTCAAAGGGAACCAACAATGATAAGATAGATCTAGTTGGAAATAATGATAAGAATTTTGTAAAATCATTTTTTCTTGAAAAGGCTGCGGGGCCGGTGTCCCACACATTGGAACCTAGTGTCACACAAGATGAATATAGTGTTTTACAATATATAGCAAAACTGGCTGCGATAAAAACATTCACACATTCTGTAAAAAAATTTAAAATCAATGAGGTAACGATTACAGATATATATTTTAAGGAGCCTCCTACTGATATGTCTGATGATAGTAGTAAATATACCCACGTAGTTATTGAATTTAACTATAATAATGGTGACCCCCAAAATATCGAACTTCCTTTTACATCTGATGAAAATAGTATAAATTCTATAATTTCCGCATTAACAGACCCGACTACATCTAATAATTTCGTCGAACAGTATTTAACATTAAATAATCCGGCGTGGTCAACATTACCCATTGGGACCGATGATACTAAAAAAAAATTTCTAACAATTTCAATAAAGGGTGACGGTGATGCCAACCAGGTCGAGTACATTTATAATTATCGAAATACCGTCGATGAGGTTATTACAGTTTTGGGTGAAGAACACCCAATAACACAAAATTTGAAAGAATACAAAAAACGTATGTTTATAGGGACTGTTGATAAAAACGTATTTGCCCATGCTCTTCTTCAGGATGTGCCGTGTGTTATGACAGATGCGGGGATGGAAGTCGAAGTGGAACACGCAGAAAGTTCGCGTTATTTTTTCGATTCATATGCTTTTGAATCGATAATTAATATTCTTAATGTTGATATTGCGACGTTGAGTGATGCTGATGCGACATCTTACCTGAACGAGTATATAGAAAATCAGGATACCCTGAAAGGTAAAAGTAGAAAATACCGTTCTATGCAATGTATCTCGACATATGGCGTTGAACAACAAGTGAAATATACGGAGGATGATGTTGAGGCAATGATAAAAAACATAGTTTTGCATATTGATCGGTGTAGTTTAAATTCAGATGGTACTCGAATTGATTTACCTCGACTTTATGATCACAATGGATTTGATGATCAATCCAAATGTACCGACATTATTAGTAAAATATTTACTAAAGATGATGGTTGTACGGATGATTGTATAAAGAGCAAATATTTACTTTATAGACTTCTTCACCAAGAGATGTTACAAACGGTGGATTTTAAAAAAGCAATTGAAACTATAATCTCATCCCATAAAATTGTAAGTGGAATTGCGATAGATTACATTGACCATCACCTTAAGGGACTGGGCGACGCTGTTAAATATAATGTAGTTGCCAGGGACATTGAAGGTATTAACGAGTCTTTGGTGGAGCTTAACAAAAAGATGGAGAATTGTTTAACATTACCTCAGTATACGTCATTAGCAGCACAACATGGTATATCAATTAACGATACCGGACTGGATTATATTCGTGTTATTAGTCACACATTTTCCGCAATGGGGAGTATTGACGTGAGTCATTTTGGTAATGATATACAGGAAACAATCAAGCGAAACATTCCCAGTCGCGCCAGACAACAATCTAAGTTTTTAGAGAAGGACGAAGTTAAGGGGTTGAACCTTCTACTTGTACGGATGCAGGATATTGTTAGAAAAAGGTTTATAGGGGTTTCTCATCTTTCTTCGTTTGATAACATTATCACTGCTCCTGAACCGGAGCAGGAGGCAACAGATAAGGCAGCGCGTGTGGCTGCGGAGGAGGCAGCGCGTGTGGAGGCAGCGCGTGTGGCGGAAGAGGAGGCAGCGCGTGTGGCAGCGGAGCGTTTGGCTGCGGAGGAGGCAGCGCGTGTGGAGGCAGCGCGTGTGGCAGAAGAGGAGGCAGCGCGTGTGGAGGCGGAGCGTTTGGCTGCGGAGGAGGCAGCGCATGTGGCAGAAGAGGAGGCAGCGCGTGTGGCAGCAGAGGAGGCAGCGCGTGTGGCAGCAGAGGAGGCAGCGCGTGTGGCAGCAGAACGGGAGGCGACGCGTATGGCAGAAGGGTCGCCTCGTTATAAGAAACCGCGACGCTCACCGCGTCGCGGTGGTGGCGGTAAATCTCGAGAAGGAATAACAAAAAATACAAAAACAAGATCAGTGCGTGTGAAATCCGGGGGTAAAGGAAGGAAGACATACAAGCGAAGAGGGTGGTCGTGGTAGATATTACCTTGGGGGGGATGAGTAATATTATTTCATATTTTTGTAATGAATAAAGATATGAAAGTTAATACGATATTATGTAAATTGTGTATATGATTATTTGTCTTAGCGCATTGGAGGGGAAATTCTGGTTTTATTTTTGATTGTTCTACAGAATGATCTTTTTTTACCGTTGGCTACTTTACATGTTTTGTGTTTTCTGCATTTATTTGGTTTGGATACAGACTTTCCCTTACAAATGCTGTTATTTTTATAAACATATTTCATGGGAATACCAAAGTCCATTGCGTATGTGATCCGTTCCTCATCGTCCTTTCCCATATTGTGCTGCATTTTTTCTTTAAAAAAGCCAGTATAGAATTTGAGAACAATTGTTTGAAGAGTTTTTTTAATTTCGGTTTTATTTTTATTTAGTTGGGATAGACGGAGATCGTTGATGAGTCGTTCTTCTTCTCCTTTGTTATATTGAGAATTTTCAAATGTGAAACCCAGATTATAGTAGTACGGGATAACCTCCTTAATCGCATCCAATCGTACGTCCTTCACCTTTATTTTTCTTCCGTAGTCTATCACGGCATTAATGAGCGCCTTGCCGCCTAATTTTGGGACATTTTTTCTGGTATGTACTCCGGGTGCAACTGAGTTGCATATAAGACTTATATGGAGGTGTTTTCCGTCATCCATTTCGTGATATACTGCGGCGAACCCCCGTATCTCTCCGCGGCTCTCATGAACAAAAATATAGTCGGCGGTATCGATGCTATCCTTCATAAACTCGCGATTCACCTTGTTCGAGCATAGAGTCTTCGGTCCCGCGCGTAATATCCTCCCCCCGTAGGCTGCGTATCTTTGTCCGTCATTCTTCTTGTGGATAAAGACTATATTCGACATACATACAGGTTAGAAAAATTATTCATATTCACATATTATCGCAACACATATAGTAATATAATATATAAGGTTGTTATTTTATTTGTTGTGTATTTTCGTTATATTTATATCATGAATTTACCCAACAGTGATAGTGTATTATTGTATCCTTACTCAATAATGTTTGTGTTTGATGGGTATGTGGTGTAACAATAAACTCCACAGGTTTTATTCGACAAGTATCAATAATCGTTTTTGTATATTTATTTTCACCCATATTATAATATATCCAATAAAAAATATTATAAATATCTAAATCTTACTTATTATGGTGTCATTGTTATATATTATTATTTCTGTCACCCACATAATCAGCTCTCGTCCATATCGCTGATCTTGGGAGCCAGGAAGAAGCGTGCGTAATTCTGCTTATTCGTCTCGGTGTCGTTTCCCACTTCAATCGCGTCAAGTGCGTACTTGAATTGAAGAGGCATATCATTTTGGATATAAATGGTACATACCTTATTCAGTTTGTGGAAATGAGTCATGAACTGGATGAAGCGTGTGGCGAATCCGCTGTCGATCTTTGCCTCATCATCCACAGTACATGAGTCAAAGTCGTCAATGCTCGCTTTAAGCTTCATTGCTCCTTCTGCCTCCATCTCTGCCGAGAAATACACAGTGTCTGTTGCGTTATCGAATGAGATATTGATCGTATCCCCGAAGTGAGCGAGCTCATCGACGATTGACTTCATCTTCTTGCTGGTCAGTGTGAATTCCAATTCGTAGTCGGCGTCCGGGATCCCCATGTGCTCCACGTCAATGTCCATAAGCGGCATATGGAATTCCTTGTTGAATATGCCCTTATCATCACATACAAAATCGATAGACATTTTGTCCTGGTCTGCTTCATCCAATACCAACACAATCTTGTGTTCTGGTCCGCGCGTACCAAGAATTTTATGAAATATAATCGTATTGATACCAATCGTGGTGGGTCCGGAGATTTCATATACGTCGAACCACTCCTTCATAAGATTGAATTCGAAAATACTGACGTGACTACTGTCCATTCCCTGGAGATAAAGTCTGTCTTCGCTGAATGTGATGCTCGCACTGGTCGTGAAAAGCTTGATATTTTGGAATATCTGGGTAAAAATGTCGGCCTTCTCAATATCGGTGATCTCAAGTTTCATTGACGTCATCTTAATTAGTTGTTATTGATTTAATAATTACGCAATGTTTAAATCAATTTTGAAATTAACTCACATACTTAGTGTGACGTGATGCGAATCACCGTTAATTATCCTCATCCGTCTCTGTTACCACCTTCGCATCCACTTCCGCCATCGCATGCACTTCCGCATCCACTTCCACCTCCACTTCCGCCATCGCATCCACTTCCACATCCACCTCCGCAACCGTCTCCACCTCCACCTCCGCCACCGTCTCCACCTCCGCAACCGTCTCCACCTCCGCTTCCACCATGTCACCGACGTTTGGCTGTTGATTGTCCGTGGTGAAGTCAAGTGTGTCACATGTCATGACTCTCATGCTGTCATCTTCTGATACTGGTTCCGAGATCGACATCTTTAAACCAATAACACCGGAGTTGTCAATATCATCAATCACGATCTCATGATCATTATTGTGATCAATAATGATTCCATCCATAGACATGTCGGGGAAGTCGTCATCGTCGGGGGCTGACATCATATATGGATCAAATGAGCTGGACTTAATGTTTTTAATACACATATCGTTAATCTCGAGTGTAAAGTTCTGTAGCTTGATGATAATGTCCTTGAGTTCTCCCACATACGTCTCGATAGCCGCAACCTTGTCGGAAACATCACCAGATGCGTTATTTCCGACGGACTTGATCGACTCGCGAATCTGGGAAACATCGTCGTTAAGTTGGTCGATGCGTTGGGTGCTGCTTCGCATACTCATCATGTCATTCTTCATAAGAAGAAGCTCAGAGTTAATAGTATCAAAAGACGTCACCGTATTGATGCTTGTGTATGGATTGGATGGTGGGGCTGCCAAACTATCGCGGATTTCGTTAATCTGTGTGTAAATGTCCTGAATTTCGTCCATTTTTGGAGGCATGTTCGTATTTTTTGGGCGAGTAAAGTCTCCTTCAAACACAGCCTTCTCGAGATTGCTGATCTTGTTATTCACCAGTGAAAATGCCTCCTGAACAGATAATTCCCTGCGGGTCGTCTGTGGTGATGCATTACCGGACGGAGGGCGAGTGGGTGTGCGAGCTGTTGGTTTCGGAATAGTTGGATTCGACATATTTGCGGCTGGTCCTAACGTACGCTTGTTTCTCTGAGATGCTATAGCACGTGTACTCATAATATTATTTAATAATAAGTTATTTCTAAATGTTTATCGAATTAAATTATTAATGTATATGATAAAATATTGATAGTAACACACTTAAAGAAACTATACAATATATAGTAATGAGTACTCAAGTAGAGGAAACAACTGGAGCTACAACTCGAATTGATGTTGACGGAAAGAAGTTTAACGGTGTCGTAAAATGGTTTAATTCCAAGTCTGGATTTGGTTATATTACCGTTCTTGAGAAGGAGTTAATCGGACAGGACATTTTTGTTCATCATACCGCAATTAATGTCTCTGGTGGAAGAATCTACAAGTATCTTGTGCAGGGAGAGTACGTTTCTGTTGAGGTTTCGCATAGCGACAATGACAAGTATGTATATCAGACAAAGAGTGTCGCTGGAATCTGTGACGGAAAGATCATGTGTGAGGTTCGGAACCAGCGCCAGCACACTCGCCCTCGTCCCGGCGCACCCGGAAACGATACTGATACGGGGATCCGCATCGATGATGGTGAGGACTAACCATCAGACTATAACCGGTTGAATTAATTATATCACTTATTCTGAGTAATATAATTAAAATACTAATACTGACAACCAACGACTATTTCTCTGTGTATATGCAAAATTGACGTCCGCATGAGATTTCCGTTGTTATAAACAAAACAATACAACTTAACCATGACAATGATTGATGATTTGGCTATTCGAATTCAGCGCCGTCAGAGAGGGAACATGTGTCGGACCAAGCGGCTCCCCACAATCATATACCTTATCCAGAAGTGTTTGAAATCACAAGACATCGTATTTTCGTCACACAATGAAGACGGGCGCATAAATAGCTGTACCGACGAGGACACTGTCATTTCGCGGCTCATCCATGTATTTGGTTCCCGTATAAGAACGCCACCCATGCGCATGTGGTTCGATATGTTGGTGGAGGATAGAACATACGGGTGGCTCCCAGTAAATATAAAGAGCACCACCACCAAGACTAGTGACAACACTGGGAATCTGGCGATGTGCGTCCATGCCTACACATCAGAACAACTTGACATCGATCGCCAAAAGACATACGATAACGGACCCATGTCGGCGGTGTTCCTTAGCAACCTTTACCTGAATAAGTATAACGTATCTCCCAAGAAGGACTATTACTTTGTCGTGCTTAACAAGACGGACCCGGGTGATGTTATTGTCAATAGCGTTCTGGGACTCGAACACCTTACCCCGAACATAAACAATCTCCCCTTCCAGGTATGCTGGGACAAGAACAGACACTTCACGTACGCCCCCATTAAAAAAAGAGTGAAGAAACTCATCGACTGTCTGCAAAAGCCCAGACCCAGTTGGAAGGAAAACTTCATGAGCGCCATCAGAGGCGTGGAAATTTGTTTGTAGATAACTAAAGACAATCCTCAGGGAGATAGCAGTTGCTTATTTGACGGTGACCTATTTTAAACCTACCTGAGAACATAAAATTAGATTTAAAGGTGGTGTCGTTGATATAATCCACGATACGTCCCAAATTACATTTTTTCTTTGGAATCAACATGATGAGCCCACCGCCGAAATACCCAACCCTTCCCACAAACGCAACCTCGTTCTTTCGTGTAAGATTGCATATATAAATACATGGATTTCCATTATGTGCCTTAATTGTCTTCATGTTTCGGAGCGCACCCCATTCATACCAGTTCTTTTCGCTAAACTTTCGAATTTTTCTGGACATGAGTGCCGACTTATGTATATCCATGTGCGCGTTTATATCGCTATTATTCGTTGGATATTCCTCCAAGTAGATGTATTTATCGACCACTCCTTTCCCATTGATCACGTCGATGTTCCCGAGCGCATCGTTCTTGAAGACACTCTCCTTTCCAGTAACCAGTCCCACACAAATATCGAAGTGCTCGTCGAACTTTGATGCGTTTTTTAACTCTTCTTCGCTGAATGTAATCATACCACTACTATTTATTATATGAAGCGGTTTATCATTATATAGTACCACTTTCTTCAACTCCTTGTTTTTGCAGTACCTGAACACAATCACGTCGATAGACGCGCCATCGAACATCTTTTCGTTATTTGGGTGGAACACATGGGTAAATGTTCCATTGGTCATCATATTATCAATGACTCTGGACGCGCTCGTAAGCTTGAAGAAATCTGACGGAACGATAAATATAAGTTCGCCCGCACCCACAAGCATATTGTAACACTTTTCAATAAAGTCAATATATAGATTTCCCCGTTTTGTGCGCACGTATGGCGGGTTGCCTATAACGGTGGTATATTTAACGGATGACTCTACGCGCATAAAGTCAATGTAAGTCACCTGATCGGTATCGATCGAGTGAAGAAGGTCGATGTTCGAGTCCAGTTCGTACATGTCAAACGTTGTGTCTGGCATGCGGGTCTGGACAAAATCAACGAGGTCCCCTTGACCGACACATGGTTCCAGAATTGTCGATGGGCAGTTAAGTATGAACGCGTGTATCTTTTCTTGTAGGATCTCATTTGTCGTGAAATACTGACCCAATGCGTGTTTGGTTTCACTGATATGGTCTGACATTGTTTTATAGTTAAATATAACAATTCCTTGAAATCAATTTTAATTTAAATAATAATACGTAGTTGGGTGGAAGACGCTACGTAATTTAAATACTAATTCATGACCGTTTGCGTTTTGAAATGGTTGAACGTCTCTTCCGAGTTAATATCTTTGAGTGACCCTTCGAACTTCCTCCTAATCTCCGTCGGGTTATTTGTCTTCTTCTTCGTTGGGACGATATACCTGGTCGAACGCTATTATTATTATGGGCATGATTAATGGATGAGAGTTCGCTCGTCATATCGCCAATTAATTCGTTTATCCTAAATAGTTCTTCATTATTTTGGAGTGTGTTGCGATTCATCTCATGACGTTGTTCTAGTAGATGCATTGAATCCTCTGCGTTTCTGTTTATATTTATATCCATCGATGGGTTTAATCTGGTTTGATGCAATAATAAAGATGATCCTTGTGTTGATAAATCATTTCTTAATGATGTCAGTTCATCTATACCCGATTCAAGAAAATTAATCCGTCTTTGTGTCCGATGTATATTGGACCGGGTGGGTATATGGGATCGTCTAATAAATCGTCTTCTCCTGTTCGGCATATAATATATTGTTATTTTATCCCCCATCCCCCATCCCCCATCCCCCCT